AATAGCATAAACCAGACTGGCAAATTCTCTGCCACTATAAGAACTGTAAAAACCACAACAGACTCTTTTACAGATTCTTTGCAAAAGAACAAACTCTCTATGGGAGAGTACTTCAGGTATGCTGGAGCATCTACAAAAACTTTTGGTAAATTATTTAGAACAGAATTTGACACAATAAACAAAGTTGCACGTGAACGTGTCAAGGACTTGCAAACCCAGTACATCAAAATGGGTCGAGATGCTAACGGAGCAATGCGAGCAATTGCCGTTAGACCTCTTGCTTTGGACATGGAAAATCTGGCAACAAAAACCCAGATTGCTGCTCAGCGTCAAGCTCTTTTAAACCAACTCCTAAAGCAGGGGTCAACAAACCTACTAAACTTTGGTAAGAATACTCAGTGGGCTGGTCGTCAGCTTATGGTTGGTTTTACGGTTCCACTTGTAATGCTTGGTAGTGTTGCTGCCAAGACCTTCATGGACATGGAAAAGCAGGCTGTTAGGTTTAAGCGTGTTTATGGAGAACTGTTTACCACCACAGAAGATACAAACAAAGCACTTGCAGAAATAAAAGAACTTGCAAATGAATTTACTAAATATGGTGTTGCGGTTTCAAAAACAATGGAGCTTGCCGCAGATATTGCCGCTACTGGTAAGATGGGGGCAGATCTAACTGCACAGGTTGCGGAAACAACAAGACTAGCTGTACTTGGTGGGGTAGAACAAGCAGAAGCCCTACAAGCCACGATATCTTTAACAGATGCTTTTGGAGTTTCTGCAGAAGAGCTGGCAGAAAAGATTGACTTCCTTAACGCCGTTGAAAACCAGACAATCACATCTATCGAAGACCTGACTATTGCTATTCCTAAAGCTGGTCCAGTTGTTCAACAGCTTGGTGGAGACGTAGAAGATCTGACCTTCTTCCTAACTGCGATGCGTGAAGGTGGTATTAATGCTTCCGAAGGTGCAAACGCACTTAAGTCTGGTCTTGCAGCTTTAATTAATCCAACTGGCAAAGCCTCCGAGATGCTTGCAAGCTTTGGAATTAATATCAAGGGAATTGTAGAGTCAAATGCTGGAGACGTAAAAGGTCTTGTTGTAGACTTTGCTTCCGCACTTGATACCCTAGATCCACTAAATCGTGCAAGAGCAATTGAGCAGCTATTTGGAAAGTTCCAATTCTCTCGTCTATCCACATTGTTTCAAAACGTAATCAAGGATGGAAACCAGGCTAGTCGTGTTTTAAAACTTACAAATGCAACAACGGAAGAGCTTGCTATTCTTTCAGAGCGAGAAATGAAGAAAATTGAAGATTCTCCAATGTTCAAGTTTCAAAAAGCCATAGAAGATATCAAGGTTACTCTTGTTCCGCTGGGAGAAGCATTCCTAAAAGCTGTAACACCGTTGCTAGAATTTGGAACTAGCATTCTTAAAAAGTTTGATGAACTAAATGATGGAGCAAAAGGCTTCGTAGTTGGCCTAACTGCTATTGCTGGTGTAATTGGTCCAGTATTCCTAATGGGCTTTGGTCTTATTGCTAACGGTGTTGCTAACGTTATCAAAATGTTTGCTTTCTTTAAAGCATCTATGAACAAGGCTGGTACAGCCAGCACACAGCTAGGAATGCAAACTGACTACATGACTCAGCAACAGCTAGAGGCTGCCGCAGTTGCTGCTTCTCTAGATCAGGTTCACCAAAAACTAAGACAAACCTTTACTTCTGAAACAGCTGCAGTAAACGCACTTACCGCAGCTTATAGCAAATCCATTGCAGCACAAACTGCAATGACTGGCGGAGCAATCGGAAGAACTAGACCAGGTATGAAGCTTGCATCTGGAATCATGTCGGTTCCAGGTCCAAAGGGTGCTGGCGATGTTGTTCCAGCAATGCTTTCTCCAGGTGAAGCTGTTATCCCAGCAAAGCAGTCAAAGAAGTATAGGGGCATTATTTCTTCTTTAATTGCAGACAACGTTCCTGGATTTAGATTTGGTCGTAACCCATTTGCATCAATGTTGGGGCGTTCTAAAGTTGCTGTAAGAATGAAAGATTCAGACTTTAGTTCTGAGCTTGCAGCAAGCGGTAAAAACGCAAAGTACAAGAGTGCATTTGACACGCAAACTGGAGCAGACTATCTTAGGCCAAGTGGTAGCGAAAACACAAGACAAAAAGAGTTACGCTCAGCAATGGAGAGAGATGTCTTTGGACTGGATCCAAAAACAACTTCAACATCTGCAAGACCCACATATGGATATGCAAGAACTCCAATTCTTTCATCTTTCATCAATAGACTTTTTGGAATTAAGGGGAAGAACTTTAATGCCGTTACCAGAAATGTTGGCGAAGACTCTTTAGCTAAATATGGAAACATTGATCTTGTAACTAAGGGATCTGTAGCAAAAAGATCATCTGCTTTTGCAGGAGATGCCTTAGTTCGCTACCACTGGGCTGCCGAGGCTCAAAGCTTTAAAAGAAGAGCTGCAGACCTAAAAGTTCGTCTTACAAGAACAGGTGTTAAACCCGCTCCTATGAAGGGGGCATCCCCAGAACAGCTAGGAAGCTTTGACGGTTTTGGTTCTCCATTTAAGAGATACAAGAATGAGGCACCTCCGTATGTAGAAACCTACACTCCTGGCGGATTTAAGTTTAGCGAAATTGATAAAATTATTGCCAGAGATCCTGAAATAGCTAAACGACTAAAGGCTGAACTAAGAGCTGCTGGTCTAGGTTCTGTTCGTGTTACTGGTTCAAACTTTGCCGCAAGACTATTTAAGAAGCTAGGAGTTCCTGGCTATGAGGGCGGTATTGATTCTGTTCCAGATGAAAATTTAAGAAAGTTTGAACAACTTAAAACTAGCCAAGTTAGTGGTTTAAGGAAAGACACTAGAGGAGCCCCATCTGCATTTACCACGGCATACGACAAGCAAGGCATATCTTATCCTGGTGCACCAAAAATGTCGGAAGAGACAATACGAAGATATACTGAGGAAAGAATTGCAAGGGAAAGATCCGCTTCTTTAGGGCCGTACAAGTATGACCACCCAACGCTAGGAACAAAGGCAACTTTAGAAAAATACGCATCTAGGCTGGCTGGTCCCGAAAGGACGCTTGTCGAAGCCACTAGGCTATATGAACAGCGAGCATTAATAGATAATATTCCACAAAGTAAGATGGATACGATCATCAATAGAACTAACACTCAACTTTCTCATATAAAAAAAGAAACTAGGTCTATAGATGTAGATGGACAAATGATTGATGTTAAAGACTGGCGAGGAAGAAATGTATTTAAAGAGTCTGCTGATATAAATCAGGTTCACCAAAATATGGATGACATGCTTGCAAGGGATTCAAAAGGTAAAAAAATATCAGGACTTAAATTCTTTGAAGGATTAAATCCAAAAGAAATTGCAAGAATGTCTGGTCTGTCAGAAAAGCAGGCTGAAAGAGAAATTAAAAAACTAATAAACGGCGATCACCCGAATACTAAAAATGCTACAAGAGCTTTTTTGGCGGTATCAGAAAAGTATTTGCAACAAAGCGATTCACCGTCTCGGTTTGCCCGTATTGCTGCTACTAATCATATTCTAAACAGCAGACTAAAAGACAGAACATTTTTTGATGCAGTACGTAATGGTACACTGCAGCTGCCTAAATCTTTTAGAGCTAATGTTGACGCTGATGGATTTATGCAACAAAATAATGCAATTGAGAGAAGAAAAGGAATAATTGCAGAGGCAAAATCAAGATTGCTGGGCTCAACTGCAGGAGCTCCAATACCATCAAACGTTAAAGTTGGGGGAGGCAATCCAAAAGACAGACAAATGATTGGAGTGGCCAAGGGAGAAACAATACTTAACAACGACACAACAGACACCTTAAGAAAAGGTGGTTCTGCCAATATTCCTGGAGTTGGACGAATTATAGGGTATGGCAGAAACGGTCGTCCTATAACAATTCCTGGAGCATACGAGGGTATCCCAGAAGGTCAGACTCAAGAAGATGCTCCACGAAGACAACAGCAACGTGATCCAGCAACTGGTAGATTTGTTTCCAACAAAACCGCTGCTGCTCCTACTAGCAGATTTGCTGGCATGGGTGGCAAGGTGGCTGCGGGAGCTTCATTTGCTGGTATGGGTGCAATGATGTATGGAATGTCTGGAGGACCAGGAGCAGACCTAGCTATGATGGCATCAATGCCACTTATGATGGCACCAATGTTACAACCATTAATGCAATTGTTTAAAAGTCCATGGGCTGCAGCAGCTGTTGCAATAGCGGCGGTAGTGACTTCAGTCGTACTACTTAGAAATACATTTACTGACGCTCAAAAAGAAGCTCTTAAGACTAGCGAAGCTCTTGGATCAAGCACTGAGGCAATGAAAAAACTAGCAGACTTTGCAGGCACCGTATCTTCTGGAGAAATAATGGACAGGGTTCGTAAAGATAGATTACAGCTTGTTACACGTGGTACTGGAAAAACAACATTTGGAGAAGCCTTTGTTCAAACAGAAGATGGCAAATCTACGGTAGATGCAGCTAGAAAACAATTGGCTGCTGGAGGATCCGATAGCGTTATAAACAGTCTAACGTCTCAACTGTCTACTGCAATTGCAAGCGGAGTTCTGACACCAGAACAAGCTAAGAGTATGGCAGCTAACTTAGCCTACGAACTAGGAGATATGAAAATTGGAATCCAGGTATCGGCTAACATTGTAGACCTTGTTGGTCCAGACGGCCAAGATCTTACTGGAGGCGGTTTGGTAGAGTTTGCTGGAAAGATGAGTGACAGATCCATAGAATCCATGCAGGGTCAGATGGAAATGTTGCAAAAAAATACTAGACAAAACGCATTCGGCACACAGACGCAACGTGATATTGGGCTTGGTGGAATGGTTGCAGCAGGTGCTGGTGCAGGTGCTGGAATTGGATTCCTTCTGGGTGGTCCTGCTGGAGCAGCCGTAGGAACTATTCTAGGATCAGTTGCAGGTGCTATAGGTGGGTTTAAATTACTGGAAGAAGAAACAAAGAAACTTGGAGCCATGTCTGGTGCAGTAGTTGGAGAAATGATGAATGGGCTAGAGGCTCAGAGAGAAATCTCTAGTGCACTAGACGTTTACTATATGAAAAAAATTGAAGAGGCCAAGGTCCAGGGAGACATAACTGAGCAGTTAAGGCTGCAAGCAGAATATGAAGGCAAAAAGAGAGAGATGTCTGAAATAGAGACTAACATGCGTAGCCAAGTAAGACAAGCTTTGGAGGCGGGAGGTCCAGGGCTTGATGCTACAAGGCTTGGAATTCAAACAGCAATTGAAACTAGATTTAAAGATGATTCCGCTGCTCAAATTTCCCTGGCCCCAGCTAAGGCAACTCTAGACAGACTACAAAGTTCTAATCAAATTAGTCAGGCAGATAGAGACGTCATCAATCTTGAGCTAGCAACAACTATGGATCCAACAGCCCTAAACTCACTACTAATGTTTGTTGGAGAAGATGAAAAGCAAGTCGATGCATTAGTAAATATAATTGGAAATTATGGAGGGGACTTTGCAACAGAAGCTCAAAACGTATTAAACCTTGTTGAAGACGAAACCTTAAAAGCACAAATCTTTGTAGATATTAGTGAATCTGGAAACAAGGTAGACGCTCAAAAGACAATGGACTTTGTTCGTGAAATTGGAAGACAGAGCGGTGTGCTAAAAACTGATGTTATCTTGCAATACTTTGTCAGTAATCCAGAAGCACAAGAAGAATTGCAAAGAATTCTTGAAGAGGTAGAGACTAAAGGAGTTACAGAAGTAACACAGGCTTATGCCATTAATCCAAAGCTTGATGACCCAGACGCATTTGATGAAGCATATTTCAATATGCTAAGCGAAGGTGATAAAGAGCAATACGTAAAAACTATCAGCATGATTCTGGCAATGGATGAGATAGACGTGGTAGAAAGTGATGACTTCATAAAATGGACAAAAGATGAGGGTTTGAAATTTGGAACTTATCCTAAAGGCGGTAGTGCCTCTTGGTGGCAAAAGCGTTATGCAGAAGACCAGGGTGTGAAGGTTACTACAAACATGCCATCAGTAGATAATACCACAGATCCAGCAGAAGAAGACACTCCTAGCGGAGGCGGTTCTGGACCACAAGCTTCATCCCTAGACGATATCTTAAAGAAGCTAAGAGACATTCGTAAAAACCAGGTTGGTGTAACTAAGGGTTTTGACGCATCTGCCAATGCTATCAATAAACTGTTTGGTGGCGGAGCAGGAATTAATCTTTTCAGCGGTATTGAAAATGACATGAGAAGGCTTGGAGCCGAAGAAGATTTAATTAGTCTTATAGCTGGAATGGACCCAGAAGAATTTGAAAAGAAAAAGAATACACTGTTTAACTTCGACAGACAAACTGGAGAAATTATAGGATTTAAGGAACAGCTACAAAATATTGGCAGGGCATTATCTGCAGTTGCCCTAGGACAGTATGTAAGCGATCAGCAAAGATCTGCAAAAGAATCAAGGAACCAAGTCCTAGCGTTTAATCAGCTAAGAGCTGCTGGATACTCTGTTGCAGAAGCTTATGAGACTGTTCAAGATGCTGCAGTGGCGTCTGCAGTGGCTACTGGAAATGTAACTAGAGACCAGCTAGGAACAATGCTGCAGGAGCTTAGAAACGCTGAGAGTGCTATGAAACAGGCTGCAAGGCTAACTCCAGAAGGATTGCAAGAAGTATTCGAAGAAGGCTTTAACAAGGCCATGGAAGCCTTTGATGCTCAAGAAAAGAAGCTAACTCTAGAATATGAGTTTAAGATAGCTGATGATGAAAAGCTTATTAAAGATGCCCAAAACCAAATAGATTCAATACGCTATCAGATAGATGACTATGAAGCGGGACTGAAAGGTATCGAAGACCAAGAAACTGCTATTAATAAAACTTATGATGAAAAACTAGAGGCACTAGAAAAAGTACGTCAAGCAAACCAAAAAGTTCTAGACCAAGAAAAGGGTAGGCTATCAGTTGCCGAAGCCATTACACGTGGTGACCTAGCTGCAGCAGCAAGAGCTGTTCAAGATGTAAGACAAACTTCTGCCTCTGGATATTTCTCAAGCCAGACTGATGCTCTTAATGCTGGAAGGCAGTCTGCACTAGATGCAGTAAGAAGCGAAAACGGAATGTCTAGAATTGAAATAGAAGAAAGAATTGAACAGCTTACAAATCAAATATTTGAAATTGAGGAAAAAACTTTAGAGCCAGCCCAAGAAAGAGTAAGGCTAGCACAGGTTGAGCTAGAGCAAAGAATAGAGGAGCTAGAGGTTCTTGGAAAAACAAGGACTGAGTGGGAAACTATTAAAAATAACATTGATCTTGCTAGAGTAAACAGCAAGGGCTATAAAGAAGCTATGCAAGAAGCCCTTTCTGTTGTTCAAGATGTTTTGGATGCATGGAATGGCATTCAAAGCAAGGAAGTTGTTTTAACTACAATTCAAAGAACAGTTGTAGAGGGAACCCCTACTGCTGCAAATGCTTACGGTCCAGGCACAGGCGTAACCCCAGATCCTGCAGATGTGGTAAATCCGCTTAACGGACTAACTGCGGCTCAACAGGCTGACCTGCAGGCACAAGTTGACACATTGTCAAACTCTCTTCCAGGACTACAGACAAAGATTACTAACGCAAAAAAGGTGCAAGCAGAGGCAGCCAGACTCTATAACATGGCTCATCCTTATGCACCACAGGCTTTAATTGATAAGCTAAATAAGGCAAATACGGACGTAACCAATGCCCAAAAAGCATATGATAATGCCCTCTCAAGTCTTTCTAAATTACGAAATCAAATAAGTCCGCCATCAAACTCTTCAGTGCCAAGCGGAGCAAGGGTTCTACCAGGCGGCAGGGTAGCAATGTCTTCTGGCGGAAAGGTTATGTCTTACATGGCCAGTGGAGGTTTTGCAATGGGGTCCGACACAGTGCCAGCCATGCTAACTCCAGGAGAGTTTGTAGTGAAAAGGCCAATGGTTAATAAGTATGGAACAGCATTGCTTGACAGCATTAACTCTGGATCGTTCCCAAATATTAAAAATATGACGTCACCATCCTTTAGTTCTAGATCACCATCTGTATCTGTCAATCAGTCATCTATTCGATCAGGACAGTCTGCTCCATCATCTTCGAATTCAGTGTATAATTATAGCTTAAGTGTAAATGTTGCATCTCAGTCAGATCCAAACACAATTGCACAAACAGTAATGAATCAGCTTAGAATGGTTGATTCTCAAAGAATAAGGGGTAACAGATTCTAATGGCAACTAATGCATATATGACCAATAGGAAAAGAAGTGCTGGAAGCCGTCCACAAGGTATGCTTTGGGCAAATAATCCAGGCATTCTTGACGGAGGGCTTTATGTTCCAAAAGGTCTTGAGGTTGGTCAGGCTACCCCAGAAGATGCAACAGAAGAAGATCTTCTTAATGAATTTATGATTCTATCAGACGATAACAGATCTCCTTTACAGTTTAACTCAGTAAGAATTGAGAAAAAAGAAAGAATGATAAATGGAAGAATGAGGTCTTACCATGTTGCAGATAAGCTAGACCTTTCTACATCCTGGAATAGGCTTCCGTCTAGATCATTTGCTTCCTCACCAGACTTTGACGAAGTTGGAAACCCAAACGACCTAGCTCTAGTTGGAGAACAGTACACTACTGACGGAGGTGCTGGAGGAGTCGACATCCTTGATTGGTATAACTCGTATAAGGGATCCTTCTTTGTTTATTTAGCTTACGACAAATACTCTGAATTTTCTGCAGAAGATCCTAATAGATATTCTAAGCTAGGACAATATAATGAAATTCTTGAGATGTACATATCAAGCTTTACTTACTCAGTTGAAAAACGAGGAAGATCGAACTATGATTTTTGGAATATAAGCTTAAGTCTAGAAGAGGCTTAAATGTTTGATAGCAAAGAATTAAGTGAGCACCTAAAAACTTCTTCTACAATTAAGTCACGCTCTGCAGTTATTGCAGAATGGAATATGAACTTTTTTGAGAATATTGCAGACATTGGAAACTATAGGTATCGCCCACTCCTTGGCATCACTGAAAAATATGGATCAATTCCAAACATCTACGACCCAAAAGATCTGGGAAATTTCTATACTGGTGCTACAGACGCAGACGTTTTGGTAGATGGTGGATTTGAAGAAGATGGTGAGACCCCAGTTATCTTTAAACCTAAAAAAGAAAAAGAAAAACTTTTATTTTCTTTAGAAGAATGTTTCGGTAAATTTAGGCCAAGGTCTGGCATTAACAAGCTTAGGTACGGAATTACTGGAAAATATTTGCATCACAGTAACGTTGAAATGTTTAATAGGCCTAGATACTACATGCCAGACAAAACAGATACATTTAAATACTGGACGTCTTATAGAACCGAGAATGGCGTAGAATACGGAATTGCAAACAATACTGTTAGCGGTAACCATCACATAGAAGATACAGCTCCCTATGTTGTTTATAAGGAAGAAATTCCAGTAAACAGGATTGTTGTGAAGATGCAAACTAATACAGGAAGCGTAGATCTTGGTCCATTCTCTGGACCAGCAGGAGTATTCGAAGACCCATTTTTTGGAGAAGAAAATAAAACAGTTCCAGTAAAATGGAAGATTCAGTACTTAAAAAATAACACTTGGCTTGAAGCAATGTCGTTTGATAAAAACTCTATTCGAAGCAACGGAAATCCAGTAATAGGAACAGACGGATACCTAGAGATTGGTTATGGGCTTATCGTTCCAGAAAGATTTAGGGCAAACTTTATCAATAATGGGGTTTTGGCTTCTACAAACATCCTACCCGTAGAAAATGAAAATGGTCAGGCATACCTAGTAAAACAAAACACCAACGATATTGGTCAGTACTATATTTGGGAAAACACGGGGTATCTAACATTTGCCCCACAATATGGATGGTACGTTGTAAACGAGGATGTTGATCAACTAACAAACTTTGTAACAGATACAACAAGCCCTAAGAAATATAATACGGCACAAGCTGGAATACTAGACTATGAAGAGTTCTTGTTTATTTCTGGAATTAGGGTAGTGGTTGAAACCATGAATAAGTTTGGATCAACTTTTGATTTGATTGAACTTTCTCCAAGGCTTTTGGTAGACCTAACTGAAAAAACAGTATCATATTCAGTAACCAAAAATGCATCCGACCTTGGAATTAGTGGTTTGCCCGTAGGTCAATTGCTAGCCTCTACTGGAGAACTAACTCTTTTTGATTATGATCAATCTTTTAATCCAACTAATCTTTGGAACCCAAAGACTGGAAGCGGAAGCATTGTCTCAAAATACATAAATAAAAATATTCAAATAAAGTTTTATGAAATAATTTCGGATGTCACCGCACTAGACGATGAAGGAAATAGAATCAAGAAAAGTTTTTATGTTCCAATAAAGACTTTATATTCAGAGTCTTTCCCACAATCAAACTTAAAGACAAGAGAGCTGAAGATATCTCTAAGAGATCTATTTTTCTATTTTGAATCACAGTCTGCCCCAGAACTCCTGATCCCTAATGTTTCTTTGTCATACGCATTAGCAACAATCTTCGACAGCATAGGGTTTAGTAATTATTCCTTTAAAAGACTTGACGGAGAAAGCGATCCCATAATTCCATACTTCTTTGTTTCTCCAGATAATAGCGTGGCAGAGGTTTTAAATGATTTAGCTGTAGCAACTCAAACTGCTATGTTCTTTGACGAGTATAATAATTTTGTTATGATGAGTAGAAACTACTCTTTGCCAACAGAAGAAGAAAGAGCTACAAGTATGGTCTTGCTGGGTTCTAATACAGACACGGACTTGCAAGATAAAGAAAACATTATTGATATAGCATCGAGGGACACCAATGTTTATAATGATGGAAAAATAAGCTATGTAGCAAGGTATATTCAAAAGTCAATGGGGTCTCTAAAACAGGCCTATGTTGCAGACAAAAATATTTCCTGGATATATAAGCCAGCCCTTTTATGGGAAGTTGCAGGAACAGAAAATCTAAAACCTGTAAACGGTCAAACAGCCACTGGAAACAAGTATGCTTTGTCGGCTATTCCTTTAAATTCAAATTTAAGTGATCAAATTCCAAGAGTCGTAAACAATGAGGTAGTAGACAACATTATTGATTTTGGAGACGGTATTCTTTATATTGGAAGATATAGTGGTTACTTCTACTCTAGTGGAGAAGTTATTAGATACGATGCAGTAGAGTATAACGTTTCTGTATTGCCATCTAGCGTTATAGGTTCCAGCTTTACTGGTGGAAATGTCTGGATATCTAGTCCACAGGAATACGAAGACTATTTCTCAAAGCTTTCTTTTAATGGAAAAATTTACCCGACTGGTCGTGTAAGAATCTACGCAGAGCCAAACTATGAAACTATTAATGGAACAACCAGAATGTCTAACGGAGAAGTGGCAAAGCACGGAAGAGGACAGTTTGGAACAACAATTGTAAGCCATGTGGCTGGGCTAGATTCTCACTGGACAAACAACGAAAACGTTCATGGCTGTAAAATGAAATCTACCTACCTATTTGGCAACTTTTCTTTTGAGGGGGATACTGGCTCTGGAGCAGCAGGAGTAAACAAATCTTTAGCTACTCAGTCTTCTAGGTCTAGTGTAATTAAAAATTATTTGTCGTATTCTCATAATGAAGAAACTTCTAACAAGAACAAACTTTCTTCAACATCAGAAACGGTTCAGGCGTCGGCTCTTGTTTTTAATGGTCCAGCTTTTGCTTCGCAAGAGTCACCCATCGATTTTATTTCTTATGTGAATAAGCCACTAGATGGTTCTTTTAAGCACTTTGGAACAAGGATGAGAATTGTCGGAAAGCTTGAGAACAACGAAAGATCTGTTCAAACTCCATCTGGAGCAACAACATACTTTAACGTTCCAACTACCACTCCAGACGAAAATAAAACTATTTCTGGCGGTTCTGGCGGAATTGCAACACTGTTAAATCCAGAAAATAATAACGGATATTACTTTGAAATAGCAGCACTTTCAGAAAAAAATATAGATCTATATAAGAAGAATAATCCTACTATTAGAAAAAACATTACACGCTTTAATGCTACTAGCAATAGCGTTGCCGTAGTTTATGTTTCTTCTGCTAGCACCCTATACCCAGTTGGAACAAAAGTAAAGATTGATTCAGGAAAGGCTGCTAGCTCTAGCCCAGTAAATCTTCCAGTATATGCACTAGGAACTTGGACTGTAACTGCAGCAACATCTACAGCTATAACTATATCTGGCTTTGGCTTTACCGTTGCAGATACTACTGGAATTAATGAAACTGAAAATATCTCCTTAGCTCCAACCACGTTTAGTACTGACGGAGTATCAAACGTATTCTTTTATAAGGTTGTAAAAAATACTAGCTTTGATATCGGTACTTTAACAAGCTATAATCTTGATGGGGTTTCTACCGAAACAACTCTTACTGCTCCAACAAATGGCCAACTTATTTTGCCAGATCCTCTTGGTGGACTTGCACCGTTTATTGTTCAGGTTGGACAAAGAGTTTTGCTAACTGGTCAGACTATTGCTTCACAAAATGGATACTACAAGCTAACAACTCCTGGGTCGGAAACTTCAAAATGGATTTTAACAAAAGACGAAGACGCAATCCCAATTAGACTATGGAGTGGGCTATCTTCGATCATTGTTGACGATGGAAATTTTGCTGGGCAGTCGAGAGTAACGGCAGAAGAACTAACAACAGTATACGATTTAGCCCTAGAGTATAGAGATATAAATGAGTCTAGAAGATTTTACCTATATCTAAATGATACTGAGATTGCAGTTGTAGACGACTTTGACCCTCTTCCACTAAACAACGCAAACAATATGGCTGTTTTTACTCGTGGATCGTCCCATTGTATGTTTGAAAATGTCTATGCCTTAGCAAACAACTATAGCCAAAACTCAAGCGAGTCTTTGGGTCCAATTGCAAACGAAATCTTTACAAACAAAACTGACATATCTTCTAACGAAGCATTTAGAAAATACTCAATCAATGGCATTGTTCAGCCGACATTCCTTTCTGGAATAAACTCTGCTCAGCCACCCCAATACAGAATCTTCTATGATGAGTTTGGTAGCATATTTAGAGAAGCTGCATACTTTAATATTAAATATGATAAGGCTTACCCAGCACTATATTCTATGATCTCTCCAACCTTCAATAAACTTCGTGGCTACACAGTCTCTGGATTTTTTGGAGGAGCGTATGGGGCAGAGTTCTTAATTTTTAATGCTACAGATACCTTCCTATTCTTTGATGAAACTGTTGGAAACTATCTAAGAATCCAGGGTATTACTTTTACTCAGGACTCCAGGTATGACTTAACCGTAGACAACTATTTTGAAAAAACCTCAAACTTTGCAAACCCACAAATAAAAGAAGATATGACAATTTTATCACCATCAACCCAAAAAGAACTATTCAATGATATAAAAACTAGCAGAATAAGTTATGGTAGAAATCAGTTTACTCTAGATTCTATCTATATCCAAAGTGCTGATGCAGCTAATAATTTAATGAAGTGGTTAATTTCAAAAATAATGAAGCCAAGAAAATCTGTTGGAGTTAGTGTTTTTGCAAATCCAACCATACAGCTAGGGGATATTTTATCTATAGACTATGTAGACAGCACAAACGAGCTAGCCTTTGATCCAGATAAAAGATTTATAGTTTACAGTATTGATTATAAGAAAGATCCTTCGGGACCAAGCATGACATTGTATATGAGTGAGGTGTAGCAGATGGCAGCGTTTATAAGGGATGGCGGTGGTAGCGGTAAAAAAACCACTAAGAATAATATAACTCCAGTGGTAGCGGATAGAATTGCTAAAGAATACATACCAGCTCAGACTCAAAGCTATAAAGTGCCAGCAACGGCACCAGCCCCAGACTTCAGCCGTGGAAATTATAAGATTGTTCCAGCACCATCTAGTTCTGCCCCTGCCCCAGCTCCAGCTCCAGTGGTAGATCAAGCTGCTATAGATAGGGCAGCTCAAGAAGAGAGAGATCGGCTAGCTAGGGAACAGGCTGATAGAGACAGGGCTGCCCAGGAGGCTCGAGAGAGAGAGGCGGCAGCAGCTGCAGAAGAACAAAGAAGGTTAGATGCTTTGGCAAGAATGCCAAAACCACTAGAGACTTCTCCAAGAGATCCAGTTAAGTATGCAACTCCATCGGACGTTCTTATTGACACAAACGATTTACCAATAGACCTAATACTTAAACTAACATTAGAAAAAATTGGGGGATTGGAGCTAATCAGCCTTGTAAGACATGACACTGTTAATGGACAAAACATAGTCTATAGGCCAATAAAAAATGTTTCTCAAATAGCAATCGAATATAACCCACAGAATATGGTAAAGATGCCAGACTCTGCAGACTCATACTTTAAGAATTTTGCCATAAAACTAGAAAACCATATACAGCAAGAAACAAATGAGTTACCACCACTGGTTGCATATATAGATCCAATTACGGAAAATGTTATAATTGAAACAACCAATATAAAAGCTGATTATGAGGTAGAGGTTCAGATGGTCTCTTCTGGAAAGGTTTTTGATGGTACAATATATACAGAGGACTATTCATGATTACAAACGTTGGCAAAAACCTATTAGCTAAATACCTTATTGGACAGGCTCCAGCCTATGCAACCCATATTGCTATTGGTTGTGGACCAAAGCCACAAGCAGTGGATGATGAACTAACTCTTGAAGAATTTAATAATATCCTAGATAAAAAGAACCTAGACTTTGAGATGTTTCGTGTTCCGATTAGCTCTAGGGGATATGTAAATGAAAACGGTTTTTCCAAAATTGTTTTAACAGCCGAGCTACCCACGGTTGAAAGATATGAAATCACAGAGATTGGTGTTTATTCTGCAGCATCAAACCCAACTGCTGGTGCATATGACAGCAAGACTGTGTACTCTTTTTCAACAACAGAAAACTGGGAGCGTCACACACTAACGACCGTAACGGCGGTAGAAACAATCAATGGTCCTTTGGCTACAAGCCTAGTCCCTGGAGAAGAAACAATAATCAACCAAGCTTCTCCAATTTTTCAAACCAATGCAGATAATAAAACACTACTAGATATTAATAGGTTAAACAGATATGAGTCTTGCAGATATCTGAATAACACAATCTTTATGGCTGGAAACACCTCAACTCTTTCTATAGCATCAGGCGAATCAAAAATGACTGCTAGTTCGGGAAGCGAGCATATACATCTTTCTGGAGCAAGCATTGGCTTTAATAAAAACTCAGATAATGACGAGTTAAAGCTTGCATTTTCTATTGTCAGTAAAAGTGCAACCTCAGCAGCAAATCTTGTGCATCCAACCAGAGTAAAGGTCTTGGTTGAGTTTGCAGACAACGATGCTGGAGATGCAACAAACTATGCCCAGTTCCAAGTAGATATAACAAACGGGGTAGGCGGATATGATTTTGCAACCAATAGATATATTGTCGAAACTAAAAAGCTAAAAGATTTAATTAAGAGCTCAACTTTTACCTGGAATTCTGTTAATGTTGTGAAAGTATGGGCTTCGGTTCTGGGTGCTGGAGGAACGCCAAGCTCAGACTATTACGTAGCCCTTGACGCAATTAGGTTAGAAAACACCTCTTCGATTAACCCTCTATACGGTCTAACTGGGTATTCTGTAGTGAAGTCCGCAGATCTTCTGCCTATCGTAAAAGTTTCTAATACTGCAAACCTAGTAGAGTTTCGATTTGCACTAGATGTAGATTTGGATACTGGAAATGTCAGTTAAAAAAATAACTATTACAAAAAATGATTTGCCACCACTAACTCCAAATGGAGAATATTTAATCAGGTACAGAATCATCTCTGAAGACAAAAATAGAACCTCTCACTGGTCTCCAATCTACACTTTAGATTTAAGAAGAGTCATAAAGGGGCCAGACGAAACTGACCCAGACCTAACTTTTGCAGCATCAAATGTTTCTACCACCTCTAACCTTATCAACAAAGAACACTTTTTTATCTTGGGGCAGATGGTCATGTTTTCTGCGGGTGGGGGAACTGCCCCCAATACGCAATTTGGTCCACTTGCAGAGAATGTGCCTTACTATGTAAGACCAGCCTCTACCGAATCATTTTCTTTGTGGACATCAGAAGCATCTGCATTGGGTCAAACGGGGCTGATGGGGTATATAGACTTTCTTTCGGCAGGCACTGGTTCTGCGTTTACACTAACATCAAATACTAAAAACCTTATCAAACAAGTAACCTCCAGCGTTACAGTTACTCCAACAACAATCATTCTAGACTGGGGAACAGGAAATAACGCATCCGCATATGATATTTTTGTTAGTCTTAAAACTGATGGAGAGTGGGGGTTTTATACCTATGAAGGGTCATCTTTAACAAACTCGTACAGTTTTTTAAAACCAACTGGTGCTGGAATAACGGACATGAGGATAGCAATACAGCTAGCGGGAATAGACAAAACTGTTCAAAATGGATACTACAATGAAATTCTTACAATCGCTACAAAAGAGTTTGCTGTACAGGCAGGTATTGACGGGGGTAGTGCGTGAGCGTAAACTACTTAATACAGGTTAGAAGAGATACTGCAGCTAACTGGACATCAAAGAATCCAACACTTGCTGCTGGAGAAATAGCATTTGAAACAGATACTAAGAAGGTTAAGATTGGTGATGGATCTACCGCCTGGAATTCCCTTGCAGACATAGGAAACTCTATATCTGCCGAATTCTTGACAACTGGTGGAACATTTACTGGAAATGTATTTGGACCAACACTACCACAATCTCATAATTATATTATTAATGGTGCTTTTGATTTTTGGCAAAGAGGTACAAGCTTTTCGCCTTTCAATCAATACACGGCAGACCGATGGGCTGTAGTAGTTTCTGTAGGACAAACCGTTGTTGTTAGCCAGCAAACCTTTACCCCTGGCTCGGCACCAGTTCCTGGATATGAGGGAGCATTCTTTTCTCGTATTGCGTGGTCTGGAACTCCAACCCAAACCTACTGGTATACACAACGAGTAGAAGACGTTCGTACATTAGCCAACCAAACCGTAACACTATCTTTTTGGGCCAAGGCTACATCAAACACATCTGCAATTACTCCAATGATAGAACAAAACTTTGGATCTGGAGGTTCTAGTGTTGTGTCAAGAACGGGAACTCCAATAAATATAACCACTTCGTGGCAACGCTTTAGTCAAACTTTTACAATTCCTTCAGTTTTTGGAAAAACAATTGGAACAAGTTCATACCTAGATGTTAGGCCGCTTAATGGATCTACATCACTAGCTGGAAATAGTATAGACATTTGGGGAGTTCAACTTGAAGTAGGTTCAATAGCAACTCCATTTAAGCGTAATGCTCCATCAATTCAGGCCGAGCTTGCTAATTGTCATAGGTATTATTATCAAATTGGTGTTAACGGAATAGACTTTAACTATCAAACCGATCCAAACGGCTTTGGTGCTTCAAACTTTATCAACTTCCCTGTTTTAATGAGAATAGCTCCAACCGTCTCTATTAATTTTACAAACACAGATAATGCAGCACATAGCGGAGCAATTGGCATTTCTTCTTCGGGATTTGTTACAAGAGCTCAAAGAAGCAACGGCTCTTTTGGTTATTTTGCATATAAAATTGGTTTTACAGCATCGGCGGAGCTATAATGTATATGAGAATGGGGCAACTTTCGCCAGACGGTAGAATCATTTATTCTGAATCTGTAGTTAGGCTATCTGATTTGGCTACCATCCCGTTTGCCGAAGGAAATACTGATTACTTAGAATACTTGGCTTGGGTTGAGCTGGGCAATGAGCCGATAGACTTTGACATTAACCTATTGCAGAATAACTAGATAAGTGGTATAATTAGCTATGGCCAGAATACCAACACCAGATAGAGGACAGCCTCTAGACGTAAGCTACATATATCAAATAGTTGAAGCAATCAACGATTTGTCTTCTCAAATTTCTTCTGCAAAATACAAGTACGCATCTATTGATACCTCAGAAGGCCGTCAGAGTACTCTTCTTACAGACACGAAAGTTGTTGCTGGAGAGCAGATCATTTACCCAGCACTAACAACTGTTACTGCAGAAACAGATCAAGCTTTTTCATATTCATTTAGAGGAGAGTACAAGTATCCTCCAATTGTTACTGCTACTCCAGTTCTTATCGAAGGAACATCTTCTGGAAAAGACGTTTCTGTAGTTATCTCAAGCGTGACCAATTCAGGAGTAAATGGAATCGTTAGATTTAATAGTCCAGGACAGCTGGCCGTTAAGGTTCATATTATTGCTGTAGGTATTCCAAACTAGTAATGACTAAAAGACATGGCCAGGTAGACATGGCAGAGTATAACGCTCTTCCAGTTATACCAGGAAATAAAAAAGTATGGTTTTTAAACGGGGAGCTAGTTAGAGTTCATCACCTAAATAAATCTAATGGAATTATGTCTGTTTATAACATTGTAAAAGATAGAATCGAAAGCTGCCTAATATCGGATTTTAAAAAAAATAGGCAAAGAGCATACACCGTTGGCCAAACAGCAGAGCTAGTTAATCGTCACAAAAAGTATATGCCAAGCTTAATGAAGCGTGGAATTATCCCTCATCCTACTGGATCTCAAAAGGGTGGGGAGACTGGGTGGCAGGTCAGATCTTACTACGCAGAATCACAAGTAAAAGAGATTCGTGATATACTGGCTACCTACCACATGGGTAGACCAAGAAATGATAAGCTAATTACTAATGACATAACCCCTAGTCGACAGGAGTTGACAAGACGTATGGGAGATGGTATACTGACTTATACGAAGACAGAAGACGGAAGATTCATTCCTATTTGGTCTGAGTCCATTTAATAGAAAGATATGGGTATGGAAAACGAAAACACCAAAGTAAGGGTTGCGTTGGGATATACGCTTAACCTAGGTAAC